GCAAACTGCCGGTAGCTGTGCCAATGGTGGGCGCAGAAGGAACTGACGGCGTTTTGAAGTAAGCTCCAGTTACCACGCTGCTGTTGCCTATAGCATTTGTAGCATACAACTGCACGGAATCATTTTTGCTGTTAGCCAAACTTGTAACGGTCAATGGCGACGAAGTGCCGGTGTTAGTTCCTATCAAAGAACTGCCGTTAAATACGCGCGTTGTAACGCCGGTAATAGGACTGCCGCCATCATACCCAAGCACATACGGAACCTGAACCGAGCTTGTTGTAGACGTGATAGACGTAATTTTAAGCGTGGCAGAAATGGTAATTTGGGAGCCAGACGAGCCAACAGTTTGTGAGTTAGACACATAATAAGTACCTGTGCCACCGGTGCCGGTGCCAAGCGAATCAATCGTCGTATAAGGCGAAACGCCGAGGCCGGTAATTACATGCCCGACGGCAAGAGCGCCGCTTGTTACGGCGGAAACGGTCAAAAGATTGCCCGCGATGTAACCCGTAACAACGGCGGATGTTGCAAAAGCGGGCGGGTTAGGCTTGGTTGCAGCAGGTGTGCCCGGCCAACTACGGGCGCCAAGCGACTGTTGTTGTTCATCCATAGACCAAATGCCCGGTGCGATTGTTTGCGTCGGGTTATTTAACGGCCCAATAATCCCACCGTTGCCTTTACGCATTAGGAAATAACCTCTCCTGAAGCCACAGCTTGAAGTTTAGACGCTGTATCAGCAGTCAAACGAATTGAATCGTTCTCATTTAAATAGATAGCTTTAGAGATAACATCCAAACCTGCGCCCGCAGGGATAGAAACTTGATACAAGATATTGTACGCCGTTGAAGAACGGTACAAATCAACAGTGATTTTATACGACGCCGAAGTGTCAATGTTGCCAATATACAACGAGTCAAGTTTAACCACAGTGCTAGACGCAGCAGTTACAATAGCTGTGGCCGAAGTACCAACAGCTTGCACCCATGTGGTTCCTAATACGTTTGACGTAGTGGCAATGTTTGGGTTAGCCATTTCCATTAACTCCCGAAAATAATAGACATGGCAATAGCTTTGCCAACAGTGATGCCTGACGCAGCAGGCGTAGTAGACGCCCAAGAAGTGCCGTTTGAAGTAAGTACGTTGCCTGACGTGCCGGGCGCAACGCTTGTAACAGCTGATGTGCCGTTACCAATCAACACCGAATTAGCCGTTAACGAAGCTGCCCCTGTTCCGCCTGCTGCTGCGGGAAGCACTCCGAGCGATAACTGTGTTGCAGAGCTGGCGTAAAGCGCAGTGTTTGGCGTGTAGGGTTGTTTAGGCAGACCAGTTGACCCGCCAGCACCAAATTGCAAAAATGTGATTGCTGTCGTGCCAACCGTTACTGGTGCAGGGGTTTGTTGCACCCAAATGGTGTTTTTGTTTGTGGTGCCGTTATCAACATAAAACCCATCACCAGCGTTGATTTCCGATGTTTGGTCATAATCAGCCGCGCGGGATAAAATAAAAGGTGTGCCAGCACTACCGGCGTCAGCTACAACATACACGCCGTTTTGAAACGTAGTGGTTTGGTCTTTTACCAAAATACGCATACCAACCGAAGGCGTGCCGCCGTCTAACGACAACGCGCCATTAGCCGTAGCGGTCAAAGTAGCCCCGACACCCGCTGTGCCATTGCTGTATGTAACTGTAAGCGCTGCTGTGGTGCCATACGCGCAAGGAACTTGTGCGTTAAGACCAGCAATTTGCGAGTCAACATAATTTTTGTTGGTAATGTCAGTAGACGCAGTAGCAGTTTTAGCGATAGTGCCCGCAGCAAGTGCAGGGTTAGCAAACACCAAAGCGTTTGTAATTTTTTTAGTCGTACCGCTTTGAACAATAGGAAATAAATCCGCTGGGTCAGAGCTAGTGGCCGCGGGCAATGCTGAGATGGCGACATTAGACATCAGAAGTTCCCTGCAAAAATGTTAAAGCGCTGGCGTGTGCTTACAATAGCATAAGGCATACTCATTACGTCATCTGGGTTGTCAATGCGCTTCAGATTACGTTTAGCCGACATAGCAATGCGTTTTACCTGCGGCGAGGGTTCAACACCAAATTCCGCCGCGATTTCGCACGCAAGATTATACCGAAACGCCCGTAAATACCCCGGAGGAAACGCCAGTTCAGTCGCAAGCGTTGCGGGGCGGGTTAATTCGTCCACTGATACAAAATGCCATTCCAAAACCTTTGTGGGTTTTGGGTAAACATACATATCAATGTTTGGATAGTTCATGTTGATCCACAGCACTTGCGGGTATGTGCTGGTCACAGTTTTGACCGCGATACCGTCGTATTGCTGTTGATTGATAATTTTGATTCCGTAAGAAATGCCGCTAGCAGGGTCAATAAAGTATGTCGAGTCATCAACCAAAACAGGGCGGTTGCCCACAAAATCGCCAGAAGGCCCAAGCGATTGATGAATTTCATTCGGGGGCCACATAAATACTTGCTCTTGTGTAGAAAACACCGAAAGCCGTTCGGTGTTCCAAGAGTCAATCATTTGATTGAGAGCCATCAAAGCATCTTGCGATGTCGCGGCAGATGGCGTCTCGCCTTCGGCAAGCTGGCCTAGTAACCGTAAGGCGCCATTGATTTGATCGCCAGCCGTTGCCATTATTGATCCTGCGAAACTGCACGCCTACGACGGCGGATGTCTAATTCATTTGACGGAGCATCTGCTATTACTTCGGTTTTGTCAATATCAAACCGCTTCCAACCTTCACGTTCGTCGTATTCTGCTTCTTGCTCGGAAATAGCGACTTTGGTGCCGTGGGTAGGGTGCCGTAAATAAATGTGCATTGTTAACCTCATAAAAACCCCGCGCCGTTAAGCGCGGGGTGATTTGATTAGGCGATGCGGTACAAAGTCCACGCGCCAGCGCCGTTTTTAACGGCAAGGAACTGACCGGAAACCGTGGTAGCAACGGCCATTGAGCCAACCAGCGTCCAACCCGTGTTAGTAACAACCGTAGCCGTATTAGACCCCGTGTTAATAATGTTGAATTGGAAGCTGCTGTTGACTTTAGCGCTGGACACAGTGTTGTCCAGATCAGTCGCCAAAGGCAGCGTCAGGTTAGCAGTTGCCCCATTATAGGTGATGACATCTGTTGACAATTCAGCAGGGGTCAAAGTAGCCGCAGCGGTCTTAGCGGTAACAGTTGTTACGCCAAGAATTACTTCGTTAAGGTTGCCATCACCAATCTGATAGCCGCCAGCGCCGTTAGCAAGAGCCATGATAATCTCCATAAAACCAGAAAAAAGACCGGCGGGGCTGACGCCCCGCCTGATTGATTAGCCCCACAGGCGAACAGCCATTGGGGGACGAATGACTGAATAGCCATACAGCACGTCAATACGGCAAGGCATACGGTCATTGTTGATGTCATACTGACGAACAATACGCATCGAAATGCCGTTATGAACCTGACGCGAAGCCATATCCACGCCCTGCGGCATCAAAAGGTCAGCCGTACCAAGGGTAATGGCGTTTTTCTGATAGATCAGGTTCTGCGGGTAGGTTGTGCTTGCTGCACCCAACACAGTCACAACAGCGCCGGACTGCGGGAAGGAGTCAACCGTGGCAAGAGCGTTGGAAGCTGTATAGATTGCAGGAGCAATGCTAACAGACGACCAGTTGCCCGAAGAAGCGACAGCGTCGGCGGTTACAACAAACTGCTGCAACGAACCGGTGGACTGACGGGTCTGTGGGTTGACAGCATACACACCAGCAATGGTGAACACGTCGCCCTGTTTGAAGGTCGCCGAGCCAGAGTCGCCGTTGATGGCGATAGTGGATGTACCCTGAGCAGTGATGGTGGCGCCGACGGTCAAAGAAGCCGAAGCCGAACGGGTACCAGTGGTGTGCTGGACAATCGACTGAGACATATTGATTTCGTCATAGCCAAGCACGCCGGTGCCCATCATGCCGTTTTTGAACTGGCGGCTAATGGTGTCGGTTGGGTTAAACAGACCTTTCATGCCTTCAACAAGGTTAGCGTTGGCGGCAGGGTTAACGGTCGCATAACGGTCGCCCATTGTAGCGGCATATTCGTTCAACTTCTGCTGGCCCTGCAAAAGGACAAGCGAAGTTGAAGGCGTCGTGCCGGGGGTGCCGACAGAAGAATAGATGGACTTGTAAGCGCTGGCCACATCGTTATCCACCGAAGCAGCCAACTGGCTGATACGAGGCTTCAGAACGCGCTCTGCGAAGTCGTCCAACTGCATTGTCAATTCGGCAGAAGTGAAGTTCACACCGATATGCTTCTGAGTAGAAACAGTCAGGGTTGTGTACTGTTCGTTGTCATCCTGCACCTGCAAAGCAGCGCCATCGGTGACAAGAGCGCGGTCGGGCAGACGGATGCGGAGGGTCGAACCGATCTTAGCACCTTCGACAGCAAAGCTGTCGTCGTACTGACGGTTCACGTTGCGAGAGATTACAAGGTTGTTCTCCAGAATTTCCAGAGCCTTCCGTGTAATCATGTCAATCGTAAGAATTGAGTTAGCCATTGTAGTTCAACCTTTCCAAAGGTGGTGTTTAGCGGTATTTTGCCGCTTCCATCTTCTTAATCTGCCGCGCCCGTTCTGCCGCAATCCATTCAGATGTAGACATAGACTGAATAGACCTTGGATCAGTAGTGTCCATTGTTGGTGCAACAGACCCTTTAGGCTTGACAGGACTAATAGGAGATGGCGCGCTCGTCGATTTTTTTACGGGCGGGTCGTTGGCCAATTTGGCCTCCAACTTACCAATCTCTTTAGCCTGTAGAGTCGGCGACAGACGGGAGATGCGATCTGCTTCCTTTGGATTAGACCCTAAGTAATAAGCTACGTCGGGGCCAACGTCGGACGCTTGGATGGCTTCAGCCATAACAGCCGTAATTGGGAGGCTTGGATTATATGCAACTTGTTCAAAGTCCTCATATTTTCCGCGCGCATCTTCTTCACGATCCGCATAGGCTTCACGCATTTCGGCTTGCTGCTTAGACGTTTCACGTTGTCTAACCAACTCCTCTGCTTTTTGAGACGCCAACGCAGCAGCGTACTCCTCCACAGTAGAATATTGGTCTTGCGACACGTTTGTCGGTGCAGCCATCGCCTGCCGTTCAGCAGACAATCTAGCTTGTTCGCGTTCCCATTTGCGCTGTTCTCTTGCGAGGCGCTTGCCAATAGCTGCATCAAGTTCTTCTTGTGTAAAGACCTTAGATTCAGCAGGCTTTTCGTCCGGCGTTTCTACTTCGGGGGCTGGTGCTGCCGTAGCTTCCAGTTCCGGCGTGGCTTCCACCACTGGCATTTCATTCTCATCAGACATATTTGATCCTTCCAGATCACCTGACCAACCGGGTCAGTACGGTTAAGATATAATAGTTTGGCGTAAACGTCAAACTATCGGCTCAATAAGCAGCAAATCGCCGCTTTCGGTAGTCAGAGTGTTGTTTGACTCTGTACCTAAAAAAATACCGCTAACCGCTCCCGCAAGAGCGCGTCCAAAGGTCGCCACAGCCGCGATGCTGACGGAGACCCCGACGCGAACGCTGCCACCCCAACTCATCGAATGTTCATCGGTTTAGCGTAAAGAGTGCCGGTTGCACTTACTTGGATAGCACTTACACGCCAAGGGGCGCCTGTGCCGCCCGGCACTGTCAAAGGCACTGGGGTGTTTGCCGGAATTGGTGTAGACGATGTGGTAGCTGTCACACCTTCACCAACGGTGACATACATATCTGATGACCCCCACACAAGCACGCCTTGCGGGCCAGCAGGCCAAGA